CAATGATCTCATGAATCTTTGTCCGAGTGGACTAACGACGAAAGATACAATAGTAAGAGCACCAAATATAGACCACATTTTCTTTTCCATGAGTCTAAGACGGTCATCGACCTTTCGGATGTCTCTTTCACAACCTTTCTTAATCTCCTCTGCTCTACGATTTACTTCACGATGGAGTGACTCCACCTTCTCAAACAATACAGCATCTATTCTATCTTGCTTGTCAAGTTTTTCATTATGAACAGCAAGGAGCTGCCCCATCTTCACAGAATTTTCTTGAAGAGTACTAACGACTTTTTCCAGTCGTTCTAGAATAGCAGCGTTAATACCCTCAGCCATCTACCTAATTGTTACGAACTGCAAAATCCAGAGCACTCTGATAGGTAGCAGCATCTTTGTTCAGCATATACTGGAACTGTTGCTTATGAGTGTCATCTAATTGTGCATAGGTAGCAGCAATTCTCTTAGCAGAGAAGTTATCTAAGTTCTGTGTGGTTCCATCACTGAACTGAATCTTAGCAAATGAACCTTCACCTTGTGGATTCAATTCAGAAGTTGCAACATCAAGTGCAACCTTCACAACATCTTGGTTTTCCATAATATTATCACCTTTATGTTCTACATGATCTTTAGTTTTTTGCAGTTTTTTAGTTTGTGATCCTGCCTTCTTCTTGAAGTCAGACAAACGAGCCTTCATTAGGACATCCATTTCCTTGGTTTTGTCCTGCATTTTCTGCTTGGCTTCCTTACGCTTCTTCTGAAGCTCCTTCTGTCTCTTGAGTTTCTTACCTTGAGCAATTTGCTTTTGGGCTCGCTCAGTATCTGTGGCGATTGCCTCAACAACAGGTTTTTCTTCGACTTGTTCTTTCATTTTTCTTTTCTGGATACGAGACATAAGATTTTTAGCACCCTTAGTGCGGCCATCCACCTTTGTATTGTTTGATTTGTATGTACGATGTTTCTTCGTGTTTACAAAAACAAATGCTGGAGGTAAAGCAACGCCACTGCCGTCACCAGCAGAGTTTATTTCCTCATTTATATTAGGTTCAATTGCTTTAGACATTCCTCGTCAACATCCTCTTTAAGTGAAGGTGGTAATCTATTTAGAAACAACATAAACGCCTTAATTACAGACCAATATGTAGCTTCTACTTTATAAAAAAGCAACGGTGTTGCTGCATCACCAAAAACATTATATAAAACAATCACATGATTTAATATGAGATGTGCTTTTAGTTCACCTGTCGTTTCATAACGCCTCAGAAGCCGCTTGAGGTACTTAAATCTCTTTAAGTCCTCTTCAAAATCTGAATATGTTACTGACGATGGATTGCTATAATTTTGAATGGCGAAGAACAACCAATTTTCATGGTCGAGTTCACATATATTCATCTACATTATGTTCCAAATGTTACTGTAGCAGTGTTAGTAATTACTTGTTTAGCACCTTTGCTAGAGTTAACTAGGCAACGATACTTGTAACCATCTAATGCATCACTTGCAAGACCTGCGTATGCAAGTGTCGCTGTTGCGAAGTTAGAATATGTAATTCCTGTATCAAGTCCATTAGCACCACCAACGACATCAACCCAACGTGTAGTTGCAGTTGCTGTCTGACGTTGCCATTTGTATGTGATTGTACCTGACTGATCGACTGCTGCACTAACTGCGAATGTTCCACCACCACTAGATGATGTGGAATTAGCAGTAGAACCAGTAATACTAATCGTTTCAAGAACATCAGCTGCGATTGTCTCGTCTGCTTGGTCTCCAACACCTGCACCAGCGGCTACTGATAGTGCTGCAATACATTCTGCTTTATGACGAGTAGAACCAGCATGATCTTGATATGAACGATACTGCCACCAACCAGGTCCAGTTATACCTCTTGATTTATTAGATGCGACACTTGCCTCTGTTGCGTCAACAAAAACAAGATCGTAACTGTTACTGTCACCACCAACGATGACAAACTCAGCAACTGCTTTAGGTGGAGTACGCTTAATCACAGCAGTATTAGCAACAGTTGCTGTTGATCCTGCATAATTTTTATGCAATTCAATGCTAGTTGTACTAGTTATAGTCTTAACAATATAGTTAACACCAGAGATTGAGAGTACGTCACCACCAACTACAGAGTCAGCAGCGTTCTTTGTTACAGTGGCATCGCCGTTGACGACATCCACACTATTCGAGAATGCTACAGCATCCACAGTTCCAAATACAGCCATCTTTTTATCCTAATCAGGTATAGTTCTAAGTTTTATTTATAAATTCAGAGCTTTTCTTATCTGGACGACCATTACGTCATCCACCTTGTTATCAGTTTCTTTTGCAAATGCCTCCAGCATTTCAACAACGAATAATCTGACTTCTGGTTTAGCTAATTGCTTAAGAATTATGCTCTTTGCAATGGGAAGGAATACGGCCATAGTAATTAATTACAAATCTGGCCCTATTTATGAGTTATCAGGTTTACTTACCATGCCCTTCTGACCGTCATTAACGGTAGGCATGACTTCTACAGTAGGCTCTCTCTTTTTCTTAGATTTCTTTGCCTTCTTAGATTCTGCGATAAAATCTTTTAACGATTTCATTTTTTCTTCGCCATTATTTTAGCAATCTTCTTGCTCTTATATCCTTCTTTAACTGCGTCTGCTTTCTCACCAATAACTTTGTACTTAGTATCTGTGAGTTCACCTAGTTTAGAAAGCATCTCTGACACTTCATTCCAAAGTTTACTCTCTACTTCTTCTTTTTTAACAACAGTTTCTTTAGAGCCGACTGGATTAACTTTCTTTGTTTCCTTCTTCTTGACTGCTACGTTCTCTATCTCAGCACCATGTGACTGAGGATCCATTCCATCGAAAGGTGCTTCTGCAACTACACCTCCTTTAAGTGAATCAGCAGAAACCTCATGGATATCTGGTAAATTTGTATTCTGGAAAGTGTCACCACCCATCCAACGATCATAAGCTTCCTTTAATTCATCGGAAAACTTATCATTATTATACACTGTGTTAATTGGGTCTGGGGATTTCATAATCGTCTCAAAGAAGTTTATCTCAAAGTATTTATAGCTCTTACGTCCTTAACCCATTCGCGGAACATATCACCACCTTCTGTAACACATATGACATAGTTAGGGCCAGTCCTATGTATTGTTCCCTTCTGTCCTGTACGAGAAGACATTATATAATCACCTTCCTTCAACACATCAGTCTTGCGGAACTGTTGTCTTATTGCTTGCTCACGTAATTTTTTAAAATTCTTCATAGACCTTGGCCTTTTCTAACATCTCGCATAAGATCTGCTGCTCTTTCTGCATCTAATAAACCTACAAGAGCATCTTGAAATTTGCCCCACTTACCAGCTTTAGCATATGCTCTCATTTTACTAGCAGACATACCAGAAACATCACTATCATTATCAGGATCCCTTTCTCCTGCTGACTTGACCTCTATGGTTCTAAAGCCATACTCCACTGGAGACTTATCAGGATCATTCTTATCTCTATTATACTTATTTAACAAAGTAGTAAATTCCTCAACTCTATCAGATCCAACAACCATACATACATCACTGTACTTACCTTCTTTTACTAATCCCTGAAAAGACTGCATCACTTTAACAATAACATTAAGATCTTTAGTGCTTATAATATGATCTGCATGTTTAGGAAACATCTCCTTCATCCATGCAAGTTTAATATCAATTTTCAATGGGTTCTTATCAGGTTTAAATGATCTAGTAGGAACAATAACATAATCATCAGCACTACCTGCTTCTTTAGCAACTGCCTCTATAAGTTTTTGATGTCCTGTAGTTGGTGGATTAAACCTACCAAATGTAAACACGATTCGTTTACGTTTACTTGCCATCGCCTTCCACCCATTTCTTAGTTGGAAGAGTATCCTTCTTGAAGTTAGCAGCACTAAATCTAGCACGTTCCACTAATTTACGAGCGTGTGATCCATCCCTTATTATAACATATCCTTCTGGAGATGTCATCTCAAGTCCATCTTCTGTTCTGAGATACGTACCAAATCTTTCTCCCTTCTCAAGTTTTTTAATGAAGACTGACTTAGAATTCTGTATGATTTTATAAAGATCGACACAACTAGCCAAGCTGGCCTTATTATCTTCTATCAAATCTAATCCATCATACATCTTTTGAAGCTTTGCTGCCTTTGCTTTAGGTGTCTTAAGTTTAGCAACCGCCTTACCTAGTTCTCCCTCAAAATAATCTGTAAATTGTTTTACAAATAAATTTCCAGCAGGAACAGCAATTGAATCTCTGATATATTTGTTAAAAAATACTTTTAACTTAGGTCCAACAGTCAACTGATCATTTGCTTCAATCTGTTTTGAAACAATATCTAAGAATGGAGAAGCACTATTAAGAAGTCTAGTACTCTTCTGTTTCAATCCAATTAAATCATTCTTCTCTCCTTGTGTTAATAACGTATCGTTACCAAGTTCTCCTGTCTCTGCACTAAGAACTAATATATCCTTATGCTCTTTCAATTTAGATACATCAAATCCAAACTTAGCATTCATTAATTCAATACTACGTCCTTCATATAAGGTATGAAATACTACTCCTATCTTTGCTGCTTTAACTTTATCATATAAATCATCACCTTGAGCAACAGAATATGTAATAGTATTAGGTTTGAAAGTTATATTACTTACACCATCTATCATCTCAGTTCCCTTATCATCGGTAAATAATAAATCTCCCTGTGCAACACCAGTAATACCTAGTTTAGGTAGATACTTTAAAGCATCTTTTAATTTCTTTACTAATCCAGCAGCATGGCCATGGTTACGATCTATATCAGCATTTGTAAAATTAATCTTTGCATTCTTATTGAATACTGACTTAGTACCAACAAAAAACTTCTTTGTTCCTGGATATAATCCACAGAATATAGCAGGAGCACCGTCCCATTTAGTAGTTACTGTAAAACTACTACTAGTATTACCAGTAAATGATCGTGCAAGATCATCCAAGAATATAAAAGCATCTTTAGCACCTGCTGTACCATCAATTAAGATGCTATCTTCTAAGTGTTCTAGGTGAGTATTCTTAGACATCAGTACAACTTTAAGAAAGGACCATATTGCTTACCTTCTTTCTTAGACATAAACACTAAGTCAGTAAGAAATTCGTTTAAATTATTATCACCATTCTTCTTAATAGAAAGGATAGTACATAAGAATGCCATCTGCATTATTTTACTATTAGTAACAAAAGGCTTGAATGGTTTTTTCTCAACCTTTGTCATTGTTCCTACCAATCTATCATAAGCATCTTCTGGATCAATATTTAATTTAACCCCTTGTTCTTTAAGAAACTTTGCCATCGCAAGAATCTCCTGCTTATCAAATCTTCCACTAACACCATTCAACAATTCATCTAAGTTGTATGGATAATCTCTATTTGATGATTTAAAAACTTTCCATCTTTGATCACTATGGTCATTAGTATATGCTTCAATAAGTCCTTCAACATATGCTGCTGTGGCCTTACCTAATCTAGCAGCACCAAATCCCTTCTGGGTTGCTTCATATTTTAAATTATCTCTCTTGGTACTAGTGTTTGCTTTAATCTGAAACTTATATTGTGCGTCACCATCAATGACCCAGAGAATACTATCCTGACTATCAAATACCTCTACACCCTCATCATTTTTTGTTGACAATTTACATGTTGGTGCAAAGTCACCAGTACCTATTTTAAATTGCTTGGCTTCTAATGCCTTAAAATAAGAATCCTCCACGTTAACAAATTCCCACTTAGCTTCTTTTTGAGTAACCAACTTCAAAGATATACCCCAGATCTCTTTTTCCTTAAACAACTGTCTCATCTCAGCATTAAACTGATCTATCTTTGCTGCAAAATGTCTCTTCCTAAAAACTGTATCTCCAGTAGCAGGTGTGCTCATCAGTTTTTTAAGATTATCAATATGTTTATGCTGTTTCTTTATTAACCATATATCAGCAGGATTCCAATTATCTTTTCCTTTAATTCCAAGAAGAGTACTATCTTTTGTACCTATAACTTCATCCATAATAAAATCCATAAAGGGGCCATCACGTTGAAACTCTTCAAATTGATTACTACCACTAAACTTTCCTGAATTAAGAGCTGCTAACAATGCTTTCTGTTGCTTATAGAAGTTCTCTATCCATCCCATATCACATGGAACTCCTGCTATCCTTTTCCATATATCATCTAACTCTTCCCTACATGGTTTATGCTTTGCAATATCTCTTGCACTCTTAGGATTTTTAAGTTCACCTATAATAACATGCCTAAAAACAATAGCAGAACCAGTCTCTTGTAGTTTTGTCATGTCAGATGGAGTAACTTTACCTGCACTTCCTTCTGTCTTACCACTTGCAAGAAATCTTATTATCTGATATCGTCTCCTTGCTTCTGGATTAAAGACATGTATTGGTTCCCAATCTGGCATCCATGGCCATAATGTATCAACATACAAATCACCCTCATTTGGTGGTCTAGCAGCACCTTTGTATGCTTGATAATCCTTACTCTTAGGGAGCATTTTGATCCAATCACTTCTAGCACGAAAAGTACCATCTACAATATCCACAATATGTTGAGGACATTTCAATGTTATCATCATTATTTTGTCTTCAGACTTAGTACCCATTTTAGGAACATGAAAGTCTTGTTTATTTAATCCATCCCAAAACCAGGTGTTATAATTACCAGTCATACTAACAAGTCTATCCCACCTTCTCTTACAAAATTTAGCACCTTTACCTTGGCCAAATCCCTCTTTAATATTTTGGTTGGTTAAAACTGTATTAAATGCTGCCATAAGAAAAACCTCCCTACTAATATATTTAGAGGG